GAAACTCGATGTCGAAGGCTGCGCTACCGCGAGAACGGTCACCCTCATGACCCCATTCGTTTTCTCGCTTTACAACTGAGTCAAGATTAACTCCACCCACGATGTAGTTGGATATATCCAGCTCACTGCCGGGTTTGAACGGTCCAGGGCGGTTAAAAGCTGTATCCGCCAAGTCAGCCAGTGCCGATGGTCGCATTTCCCAAAACGCTTGAAATGTACCAGCGTAGTTGTCTGTCTGTTTCAAGAAGAGCATGCGAAAAATGACTTTATACTCGTCAAAGAGTGCATCACCGGATGTATATACAGTGCTAGTATCTAGATCAGTAAGCCGGTCTAAAACTGGGTCTCCGCTAGAATCTGGCAATTGGCCATCTGCGGGAAGCCCTGAATAGTCCCATTCAAGTCTATAGTTGAATGTAGAGAGATTTGCTTTTATCCCGGAAATATCCATCTTGATGGTACTTGCTGCGGGGAATATGCCTCCAGGGAGGCTTGTAAAATCATCGACAAGCAAGTTAAACATAACCCACCCAGCGTGATCAACATTTTTTGTTGAGTCGAAACCAGTGTACGTTTTCCACTGGTCCCAAACTAAAATTTTAATACCCATATTATTTATTTCTCCTTTATTATTTTGAAATTAAAATATGCTGATTATTCTAAACAAAAAGTTTAAAAAAATCAGGAACAGATGCATTAGATGCACTTGTTCGGCTTAGGTATGTCGCTACCCGGCTAAAAGACAAAAAAATAGCCCCTCAAAAAATGAAATAAGGAGCCATTTACAAAATGTTTTTTTTAGTTTTTAGCTGTCGCGCCACAAATTGTTTGATGCGTATTTTATAATCTCGTTAGCCGAGGCGTCACTATAGCCGTATTCTTCCATAAGAGTTTGCACCATTTCGCTAAACTTGCGTTGTTGCTTCCTATCCCTTGACTTCGATTTTGTGACGATTCTGGAAATATCTCTCACAGACGTCAGAAGTTTATTTTCAATCGCCTCTTTCAGGGGGGCGTAGGAAGACCATTCGATGGTTTCTTTCCTTCTGAGCTTCGCGAACATATAAGCCGTGATATCTGCTCTAAAATTCTCTTTTGCGGATCCAACTATTCCTATTTGCTCTTCTATGGATGTCAAAAATCCCTCATCGGCTATCATTTCTTCGCCGGTGACGTTATCTTTTACTTTTGTAGCATTAACATAAGCTTCTGCATGGTCCAAATAGTTATTAAATAAAGACTCAGCCTGCTCTTGATAAGCCGATACAAAGGCTTTTGTTATTTCTTTCTCTAAGATTTTTAAATATTCATCGTGTAGTTCCTTCTGCAGGAAGGACAAATACTTCTCTCTCAGATCCTCGACGACAATTTGTTCTTTGACTTGCTTTACCAGTGCGTCTCGAATAGAAATTGGTGTAACCATGTTCTTGTCAGAGTCTGCCAATGCAGCATCTATGGCTTTCATGATAAATCTGGTAGAAATACCAGTCATGCCTTCGTCTCGGACTTCTTCTCGCAGATCGTTAATGTCAATTTTTTTGATATACCCCTTTTCTATCACTTCTTCCCCGTTATATATTTTCATTTTAGTGATGGGGTCTACCTTATTTGAAGTCTTGAGGCGCGATAGTACAGCAAACATCGCTGCTATCTCTAAGGTGTGAGGCGCGATATGGGCATCGAAATCAGATATATCTAATAATTTTTTGTAAATTTTCTGTTCTTCGGTAACTTCCAGGCAATACGGCACGTTTACTCGAACAATTCTGTCAAGAATAGCCTCGTTTGTGTTGTCGGATTTGAACTTATTCCATTCAGCCTCGTTGCAATGAGCCAAAATAACGCCATCAAAATAAATCATAGCCCCCTTTCCTGGGCTTGGAACAGCCTTCTCTTGAGTCGCAGTTATCATAGTGTGTAGAAACTCAATTTCGTTCTTAAAGACCTCCACAAACTCTACTATACCTCGATTTCCCACATTAAACGCGCCGTTTAAAGAAAGAACACGAGGGTCGTCTTCTGGATAGAGGTCCATTTTTGAAATATCTTCTGATCCGATAAGAATGCTGGTGTCTTGTGTGTTCGCATCCATCGGGGGTACGACGCCGATTCCTCGTCGACCTCGGACGGAAAACGTCGACTCAACAACTGGGTAATTTATATAGTCCCCGCCGTGCTCCTTTAGTAAGCGGTAACGACAAACCGGGCAAAGATCGCCTTCGATTGTGATCCCGTATATCTCTTTGAATTCACCCCTTAAACTGCGTGGGATCAAGTGGAGTGGTTCTTCTTGCACTGGGCAATCTTTAATATGATAAAATGAGCCGGCTGCCTCTAAGACTGACTTTATATGTTCGACCAGGGCGGACTTGCCAGCCCCAACAGGACCCAGTAGAAGCAGAACTTGCCTGCTCTCTTCGCCCTTCATCGAAGCTGAACTCAGGTATCGCATGATTTTTGCCAGAGAGCGCTCCATGCCGAAAAACTTAGATTGAAAATAGTCATAAGTCCTGACCGAGTCCCCGTTAAATAGATTGTTGCACCGACTGTCCTCTTGAGACATTCTAGTCACACCATAGTGGGTGATAGCATCGTAGAGGCGCTTATGAGATAAAATAGTTATTTCAGGGCGTGCTTCCACTAAGCTAAGATACTCGGACAGGGGTCCGTTGAATTTTTCTTTTCGCTTTTCTTGACCCTTTTTCTCAGCAAGGTCTAAAAATTTATTAGTTTTTTTCATTTTAAAATTTCCATATTTCGTCTTCTATGAGGGCGCTAAATATTACTTCGTCATCCCACAAAAACTTAATGTGGTCATACACCTTGTTGGCATACGTGAGTTCTAAGTCCCGACCATCATGTTCATGTTTTATGTATAGTGTATTTTTCTTCTTGCTGAAGCCGCTTACATATACCACTGGAGTGCTATTGAGTCCCACACTATTAATTAGGGCGCTCTTAACTCTTTTCCACCCTTCTTCATCAGAAATTTCACCAACCACATATTTAGAGCCCTCCTTTTTAAAGGAGTAGCTAAAGAGATTGAGTTCGCGGCAGGTCTCTGCGTCCAGATGGGTCCGTATGAACGCCTCATCATCATGAATTTCGCGGGCGACCTTGCATTCCTCAAAGCCATGCTTTTCTTCTATTTTTTTAAAAATAGTATATCCCAGATGATAGGGGTTAATGGTGCCAAGAGTTGGGCGCACCACCTGGTTGTGGGACTTTAAAAATGGTAGATGATATTTATCTGGGAGCTTCAAGTCGTGCATTATCTTTTCGTGGATAGTCACGGCCCATCCTTCATTCATAATCTTTGTTTTCGCTTGCGGGATAAAATAAAGAGCCTTTTTTTCGACTATCCCGATCAAGTCTCTCTGCCAGTCTTCTAAGTTCCGCGCGTTATCTTTTATAAACCCCAATAAGTTATAATCTTTTCTATTTTCATGCTGAAATAGTTCGCTTATTATTCTTCGGGTTCGTTCGAGCGCTGCTTCAGTATTGTTTGGACGTGTGATATTGGGTGTTCTAGGTACCTGGTATTGAATGGAGTGGCAAGCATCCAAAATAGCTTCTACCTTTTCTATTCCGATGCCGGGGTCCTCAATGTACGCCTGGATTCTTTTCGATGCCGACTTAAACCTAGAGATAACATTGTCTGCGTCGGTGTCCTTGAATATCCTGTTGTTCTTAAAAAAATCACTATGTCCCACGCAATGTGCCATAGTCAAAAGATGGGTGCTCATCGGGTTTTCCAACATCAAATAGGCGATGCTCGGATTGCTGTTGATGATCATTTCGTATGGAAGACCCATCATTCCCAACCTGTATTGAGTTGAAATGCGCTCGAAAGATTTTCCGAAAGACCAATGACGATAATGAGATGGCAAACCAGTGTAAGCCATCGCACTCATCATTTCATGGTAGTCTAATATTTCATATTCGATGGGGTACCAATCTAAATCATATTTTTCTTTAGCGATCTTGCATATCTCATCATCGTATTTTTCAAGCTCTTTCACAGTCCAGTCTTTCATGTGGCGCGTCCTCCGAATAGCCGGCTGAATGCTGGCCAAATATCTTTGTAAGTTTTTATCCTGACTCTTTTGATATTGTCTCCCTCGTGTGCGCCCAGGCGAGACCACATGCTTCCAGAATCAGCATCACCAGACGGGTGTTGTAGAAACGGCGCGACTGGGTCGCTCGGCATCAAAGGGTTAATCTCGCCGTAGCTTACCATTTGATTTACTTCTGCTAGTGACGTCATCAGGTTAACTGTCTTTTCGTTATCGATTGTCCAGTTTTCCCCGTCTCCGCAATAAAAAGTGTATATATTCCAACGCGAAGGGTGGTACCTCTTCTCTATAATTTCCTTTTCAAGCTCAAAAGCCGAGGACATCATCGTGCCGCCAGAGTTGCTTCTCTTAAAAAAATCATCTTCATTGACCTCTTTTGCCTCCGTGGAGTGGGAGATGAACACCACCTCTATGTTCTCATATCGGTATCGTAGAAATTGATATAACAGAAAATAGAAACTTCGTGCCAAGTATTTTCGGTCTTTGTCCATCGAACCAGAAACATCCATAATAAAGAACACAACAGCCGAACTACTTTCTATGTTTTTTTGTCGCATGTGCCGGTATTTTAAATCATCCTCATGAAAGGGGAATCGGTCGGGACCATCAGGATCGAAGGTGCCCGCCGCTATCGACTTCTTCTTTCTGCGGATTTTTCTTTTCAAAGTCTCTTTTTTGGAGAGCTTGAACCTCACGCCACTTTTTCGATACCCACTTCGCTTCATCCTCTTGTCTTTGACAAACCTAAATTTCTTTTTTTCCAAATCTGGAAGTTCCAAATCGGCGAATAAGTGTTCTGCAAGTTCCTCCAGGGTTATTTCTACTTCATAATATTCCTCTGCAGGTTTATTGCTGGCTTTGGAGGGTTTGGATCCCTTCGAGGATTTCTTTCTCAATACTTGACCCCTCGAAACATCTTTACCAGAGGCGGAGGCGGGTTTTTGATTCTTTTCATTCTCTCCATAAATAAAGCGGTATTCTTTTATCCCCTTGACTGGGATCCTTATTTTCTTTTTGCCGTCTTGCCCGATTATCGACTCATCAGCGACTACGTCACGTATGCCGTGCCGAATGGCTCTCTCTATTTTCGTCTTGTGCCTTTTGCGATCGGCTGCGGACCTGTCGGCTACTGATTTATGTTCACGGAACGTGCTCATTTATATCCTCTCAAACGCAGACAAGAAGATAATCACCAGCACGTCTCCGGGTGATAGTCCGTTATTGGTTATCAGCTCGTGTGACTCATTTAGGTGGAAGTCCGCAATGGAGGGGGTTTCAGAAATCGTTGCCATCATGCCGTTGACGAACACCATCATTGTATCTATATCCAGTTCTGTTTCAGCCGGAATGCTAAACAAGTGATTGACCGATGATCCAACGGAAACACCGTCGACCAATACGCCAGGCACGGTGCCTGCTGGGTCTATTGCTTCAAAAACTATTTGTGCTGCTACAAATGGGGAGGGTGTGCTGGCTGCTTCTGTTCCGGGTGATGAAGTAAACGTGGCATTCGTAGCTGCACTGTATTGCGACGTTAGTGGCAACGCCTTCAGGTTTACCAACCCCTTGCGAGTTCTTACACACTTCGCCACAGTTTGAAAAAGGTAGTCAACCTGACCAAAAAGAGGCTTTTCCTCAATAATCGTAACAATTTCAAAAAAAGACGACCCATATTGTACATAATCGCCCTCGCGGACGTAAAGATCTTGGTCGATTGAAACCCTGGTGTTGTGGAAATTCACAGTTATAGAATAGCTTTTATCCAGACCGTAATTTTCGGTTACTGTGCCGATACCATCGTATTCCACCAGCGCGTATACGCGAATTGGAGGAAGGAAGCACTTTTCAATTGCTTCTCCGTACAGAGGGTGATAATTTGTGTATTCTTGAGATACGGGCAAATATGTTATAGCCTGACCAATGACTCTCTCCAAAAGTTCGTCATTAACCTGTTTTACTAAGTTCCTTTCCTTCTCCCCGAGGAAGAGGGGAGGAGGGGGATTAGTCGGCTTTGTCCATTTATCGTCGGCCAATTATTTATAATCCTTTTTGTCTCCGAGTACAACTCTTTCTCTCGGTATTCTAACTTCTACTGCGTTCTCGCGAATGACCACCTTTGGTCGCTCATCATTTTTTCCTGCACCAAGTAAATATCCCAATACTTTTATAGTTATGGTGGTTTCAAACTTTCTTTCTTCTTCTCCTAGATTTGCCAAATTATTATTTAATTTAAAATCTCCTTCCAAAAACCCTTCAAACTTGTGTCCGTCAGCGTGAATAAAAAAATTACTAATTTGACCAGTCGTAGTTATCAGGGGTGTGAATATCTCATTCATTTGCTGTTGGTATTCGGATCTGATTACGAGAGAATAATTAGCAACGACGTATGTCGGCATCGGCATCGTAATTGTTTCATAAACCACTTTACGGTTTTTAAATGGAAAATTCTGCTGTTTAAACAATCTTTGCGAATCTGCGTTGGCGAAATTGCCGCTCTTGTCCTGCTGAATCCTGCGTGCGACCTCGATTGATCCGCCTCGTGGATCATTATATGGTGGTATGTGCGCCCAGGCGACTCCCTTCATGGCGGGGTCCTTAATTAGGTCGTTTCTCTCAATTACCATTACTGGCAGAGTGAAAATACCATCCATATTTCTTAATTCTTTGTTGTTCTTAATCTGGTAGGCTCTCTCTGCCATAGACCAAATTATCGGCACCTTTTGCCAGCCATCATTCGTGGTGCAAAAAATATCCAACTCTTCGTTCAGCCAATCGTAAAGAGCCCTGTCGATGGTCTCGATAGTGGACGGCATCAGCGAAATCTCTTTTAGCGGGGGTTGCGATGGTGTGGGCTCTTCCTTAAAATAAGGTCTAAAGCCTTTGAATTTTTCACTTTCACTACTCATCTTTTTACCCCTGGAAGATGATCATAGGTACTCTCTTTTGTGTGTCGTTGACAGCGGCGGCCTTTTCGGAATCAGCTTTAGCGATCTCAACATAAGTGAGTTGATCCATAATCTCTTTTAGTTCTGTTCGTAGCGCCTCCTGCTCAGCTTTGGACTGAGCTAACAAGGCATCTGCGTTTAAATTAACCGTCTCTCCGGGAATCGGAATTGTTCCGAATTTGCCCCTAACCTGGCCAAGTGTCTCCTTGGATAAAGCAAGGGAGAACCGGCGGATCCATTGTTTTCCGATGGCGTTAATATTGGCATACGGAACATTATCGAATGGAACTGTATTAATGTTGTTAATCCCTTTGGTTCCATCCTCATATCTGTCTGGAGATTCCCAGCTATCAGGGATGACTGAAAATTCTACCCACAAGTACTGATAGGTGGAGATAAGCATCGGTTCAGGGAATATCCTCAACATATTGTCCTTTAATTCATAAGAATAATGCGAAAGCCGGGTCCAGAGATGGTCTTCGAACGCCATGGCTTGCATCTTGTTGTACCATGTTGGGATTAGCTCGAAAGTCGAATCATCAGTGTACTGCCCATAATAGTTCATATTTCCAACAACGTTAAGTCCTCCGAAATAGCCAAAAAATCTCCACATAGCTTGCGGGGTCTTATAAAAAACTTTTTTGATCATCACCCTCTTGTCTCCGACGGCGCCGGCGTACAGGACGGGCTCCCCTCTAGCATCGACGCCGGTGGCGGACGAGGCAGAAATTATCGTCTGAAGGTCATAATCTTGTATCCCCTCTTGTAGTTTGAAGGAGGCTGAATAAATGGGGATTGTGCCTCCTGTGCCAGCCTCAAACGAATAATGATCACTGACGCGTTGGGCGTATTCGAACATCACGCGTGGGAACTTTAAGTTTACTCCCTCTGGTCCGGTTTTGAGGGCGCCGTCATGATCAAACGTGCCGGTTGTTTGTCCCAGAACATCTGCCAAAATGTTCTTGGCTTGATGTAAATTCACTAAATAACTATATTCAAGTACCGCCTCTTCGTAGTTGGCATAAACATTACCCGGCAATAATTCGATATCTAGAACGTCGCCGCCCAGTTTCTTATAAGTATAAGCCACCTGGTCGACTGCCCCAGATAGGAAATCGGTCGAAGTAGAATATATACCATAAGGTAGCGTGGCAGCTACAGCCGTGATGGTGCCGGTAGCGGGCAAGATAGATTTACTTATTTGACTGCTCGGAGTCAGAGTAGGCAAAGCCATATTAAAATTCCTCCTAACACTAACTAGTTTCTCTATACACAAAACCCCCCCACAAAAAGTGGGAGGGCATTAAAACTTTTCTTAGGTAATTAAACTAACTACTGGAGAAGGTCTTCGACGATGACGAGTCCGTACATATCAGGACGAACCATCTTCTTGGCATAACGAGTCATGACGCCTTTGCGCGGCACGAAGTCCTCGGTACCAAAGATGGTAGGAGTCATCTGGAGTGGCACATACGGTGCGTATACATATCCGCTTTCAAGGAAAGAGGATCCCTTACGTCCTGCGAGAACAACATTTCTCGGGAAATAAGGATCTACATATACATCCCATTTTTTGCTCAAAGAGCCAACCTTAACAGCGCCGACCTGTCCACGATCATCATCGTGAGTGACGGAGCCTCTAAATCCAGCAGTAAACTCAAGAATGTTTGCAACTTCAGGCGAACAAACGATGAAGTTAGCACCACCTCTCAAGGTCTTGCGATGGATTTGAGCCGAGACATCATTGATAGTCTCAATCAAGGTTTCATACCACTCGGATACGTTACCAGTGAAGTCCGGGAATACAGTAGTTGAATTAACAACCGAAGCACCAGTCGTGCGATTCACGAATTTACCCGGTGAACGTGACCAGTACAGAGTACCAGCAGTCGCACCTTTCACCAAGTCTTCCAGGATTTCCTGGTCGAGTTCAAGAGCGATGT